CTGGCGACAAGGCTATGAAATTCCAACGTGGTGGACGTATGCCCGTAGGTATGGCTAACCCACGCGCTGGTGTTATGGGTGGCCCAAGTGCTTTGACGGAATTTGACGCCGCAACCGGACTACCTATGCCTGAAGAGAGTAGACCCCGACGTATTAGTGATCCCACTGCTGAACAGCGTCGTCAAGCAGCAGCCCGAAGCCGTAGAGGTTCTACCCGCAGAGGCGGTGGTGGTAGAAAAGCTGGCGGTAAGATCTACAAGTCTGGTGGAAAAGTCCGTGGAGCGGGTTGTGCTACCAAAGGCGTTCGTAAAGCCAAAATGGTAAGTATGAAGGGTAGCTAATGCGTTGCTACTATAAAAAAGGCGGTTCGGTTAAAGACGCGTGCTATAACAAAGTTAAGTCACGTTATAAAGTCTTTCCGTCCGCCTATGCTTCAGGTGCTATTGCGAAGTGTCGTAAGAAAGGCGCTAAGAACTGGGGTAATAAGAGTGGCCGTTAGAAAGACTGCAAAGGGTGCAGCCCTAAAACGTTGGTTCAAGGAAGACTGGAAGGACGTTCGTACAGGTAAAGCCTGTGGACGAACCAAGGGTGAAAAGCGTGGTACGCCGTATTGTAGACCTACAAAGCGGGTATCTGCCAAGACACCTAAAACATCTTCTGAAATGACCAAAGCGGAGAAGACCAAACGGGTAGCCCAGAAGAAGAAATTGGGCCAACCAGCGGGTAAACCAAAACGTGTAGCGCCGTTACGTAGGAAGAAACGCAGTGGCTAAAGGTGTAAAACATTACTTCAAGGATGGTGCAGAACATAAAGGTGGGATGCACAAACACCCTGATGGTACGTTGATGACAGGCAAAAACATGTCTAAAGCATCAAAAAAGCTGTACCACTACGGGGATTTATCCAAGAAGGCTAAAGAAAAAGCTAGAAACGGCTGGAAAAAATAATGGCTACATCAGGCACAACAGCATTCAATATGCCGTTCACAGACATCGCTGAAGAGGCGTGGGAACGCGCTGGGCGTGAGTTACGGTCTGGGTATGATCTCCAGACTGCACGTCGCTCTATGAATCTGATGACGATTGAGTGGCAGAACCGTGGCATTAACATGTGGACTATCGAGCAGGGATCACTGGATCTTGTGCAGGGGCAGTCTACGTACGCTTTACCTGACGACACGATTGACCTGCTAGAACACTCTATTCGGACGGGTGCGAACAACCAAACTACTCAATCTGACCTAACACTGAGTCGGATTAGCATCAGTACGTACTCGTCAATACCTAACAAAATAACACAATCTCGACCGATACAAGTCGTAGTGCATAGGGACAGCGGGCAAACTTACCCGACAGGTCTTACGTTAGCTGCTACTGCATCCAGCACTGATACGACAATCACGCTAAGTGGGGTGGCTGGACTACCTCCTGCGGGGTTTATCAAGTTAGAGAACGAGATTATTAACTACAGTTACATTACCGGTAACGTGTTGCAGAACTGTTTTAGAGGCCAGCAGGGCACTACAGCAGCGACACATACCGTGGGTGGTACCGCTATACCAGCGTACTGGGAACAAGTCCCCTCGGTAACTGTATGGCCCGTCCCGGACAATGTTGAAACCTACCAGATTATTTACTGGCGTATGCGTCGTGTACAAGACGCGGGTAACGGTATCGAGACAGCCGACATGAATTTTAGGTTTTTCCCGTGTTTAGTAGCGGGTCTGGCCTACCATATTGCTATGAAAGTCCCCGAGTTTATGGACAGAGTACCTATGCTCAAAGCAGCATACGAAGAACAGTTTGAACTTGCGGCAGGAGAAGACAGGGAAAAAGCCCCGATCAGGTTTGTACCTCGCGCAGGTAGGATCTAACAATGGGCACTCGGTTTGCTTCTGACAAGAAAGCCATCGCCATGTGCGATGTGTGTGGGTTCCAGTACAAACTGAAAGAGTTGAAGAGTCTGGTTGTTAAGGATAGGGAAACGCAGATAAAAGCGTGCCCAGAGTGTTGGAATCCGGGGCAACCACAGCTTAAACTAGGTGAGTTTCCGGTCAGTGATCCACAAGCGATACGGAACCCCAGACCTGATAGGAGTTTAGGTGTGTCAGGGAATTATAGTAGTAGAGACATACAGTGGGGTTGGAACCCTGTAGGTGGCGGGAATGACCCCTTTAGCCTAACCCCTAACAACTTACTGGCTACTGGGTCAGTAGGTACAGTTACAGTAACGATTACATAGGAGTAGTACAATGTATAACCCTAAAAACGTTTTTGGTATGAAAGAAGTCAAGGTGCATAAAGACAAGGGCGTATACCCTTGCAAAGACGCGCCAAAGCCCGATATGAGTGGCGTCAAGACTTCCGGTATCAAGATGCGTGGCGCTGGCGCTGCGACTAAAGGTTTTATGTGTCGAGGGCCGATGGCTTAAACCATGAATTACACGCAGCTTAAAGCAGATATTCAGGACATTTGTGAAACAAGTTTTACAGATGACCAGCTCGCTTTGTTCACTGAACAGTCAGAACAGAAGATCTACAACACTGTACAGATACCTGCGTTACGTAAAAACGTTACTGGTTCGTTGACCACAGACAACAAATACCTAGATACACCGTCTGATTTCCTATGGTCGTACTCGTTAGCCGTGATTGACGGCAGTGGTAACTATTCGTACCTCATTAACAAAGACGTTAACTTTATACGTGAGGCATACCCTAACGCTACTTCTACTGGACTGCCTGTACACTACGCATACTTCAATGACGATGCGTTTATTGTTGGGCCGACACCTGATAGTGGGTACTCAGTAGAGCTACACTATGGGTATTATCCTGAGTCTATCGTGACCGCAGGTACTACGTGGCTAGGTAACGAGTTTGACAGTGCATTATTGAATGGTGCGTTGGTTGAAGCGATACGGTTTATGAAAGGTGAACCTGATCTTGTGGCTCTGTACGAGCGGTTATTTGTACAGACTCTTGGCCTACTCAAGAATCTTGGGGATGGCAAACTGCGCGAAGACGCATTCCGTTCAGGACAATTACGGGTTCCAGTAACTTAAGGAGTTTAACATGGCAATTACACAGGCAATGTGTACTTCGTTCAAGCAAGCATTACTTGACGGAGAAATGGATTTTAGTAGTAATACATCGCAGACTTATAAGATTGCGTTATATACGTCTAGCGCAGCTTTGGATGCCGCTACGACGTTATATTCGCCGGGAGGCACGCCTTTATCTAATGAAGTTGCAAACGGGAATGGGTATACCACAGGGGGCAATACGCTTACTATATCTACAAACCCAACGACTTCAGGCACTACGGCGTTTCTTAGCTTCGCTACAACTACGTGGAGTACGGCAACAATTACAGCGCGTGGAGCTTTGATCTATCAATCTAGTGGAACCAACGGGCCAGCAGTTGCTGTACTTGATTTTGGCGGCAATAAAACATCTACAGCGGGTGATTTCCAGATTACATTCCCCACTGCGGATGCGACTAACGCGATTATCAGGATAGCCTAATGGCTGATGCCGTTGTTGTCTTTCAAGGCTGGGGGTCTTCTACCCAAGGCTGGGGCGATGGCGGCTGGGGTCAGAATGTCCTAGTTCCCGGTATGACCGGGGCGGTCGGTAGTGTTACTGTCAATGCAGATGCTAACGTCTACCCATCGGGACTAGCTGCTACTGGTGGAGTTGGTACAGTAACCGTATCTGCTGATGCCGTAGTCGCTGTAACAGGTGTCCAAGCCACTGGTGCATTAGGTAATGTAAGTGTTACTGCCGATGCAATAGTAGCCGTCACTGGAGTCGCTGGCACAGGTAATATCGGTGCGGTATCCGTAAGCGGGGATGCGAATGTAACTCCGTCAGGATTAGAAGCCACAGGTGCTGTAGGTAGTGTAACCGTAGCTGCTGACGCAATAGTAGCCGTCACAGGAGTAGCTGGAACCACAGCTTTAGGGTCTGTAACCGTCACTGGAGGCGCAGTTGTAACTCCTTCAGGACTAGAAGCTACCGGTGCTGTAGGTAGTGTAACGGTAAATGCAGATGCGATAGTTGCTGTAACAGGTGTAGCTGGAACGGTAGAAACAGGGTCTGTAACAGTAGCGGGCGATGCAAATGTAGCCCTAACTGGTGTTCAAGGGACTACAGCTCTTGGTACAGTAACGGTAGATTTGATTATTCGAGTACCGGTTACAGGAGTACAAGCTACCGGCGCTATTGGTGATGTAACTGTAGGGGTTGGTGCTGTTATACCCGTTACAGGCGTAGCAGCCACAGGCGAAGTAGGTACCGTCCATGTATGGAGTACCATAGTTCCGGGGCAAAACCCGAACTGGCAAGATATTAGTGATGCACAAAACCCAAATTGGGTTAATATAAATACAGCTCAGAATCCAAACTGGCAAGACATAGCCGCATGAGGGTAAGAACATGACAACGCAATATACTACGATCCTTAAACTCGCTCTCCCAGTCCAAGGGGAATTGAGCGGTACTTGGGGCGATGTTGTAAACGACAATATCACGCAGATGGTTGAACAGGCTATTGCGGGTAAAGCTACGGTTAACTCATGGACAGGTAACTCCCATACGCTAACCACCGCCGACGGCACTACAGCAGAATCGCGTTGCGCTATCTTAGAATTGACTGACACGGGTACTGCATTGTCAGGCGCTGGTACGGTAGTCTGCCCCACCAATACAAAACTTTACATTGTAGATAACAATACCGCACAGATCATTACTGTTAAAACTTCTGGTGGTACAGGCGTTGCTGTACCTGTCGGCAAAACCATGCTGGTTTACTGTGACGGCACTAACGTCGTTGAAGGCGTAACTCACGCAAATAGTCTGAGTTTGGGGACGAGCACCAGTACGGTTAACGCTATAGCTACTGCGACAGACCTTGGTGCGGGAAGCAGTAGTAACTCCAATTTACCTACGCAGTTAGCAGTGAAAACTTACGTTGATAGCCAAGTCGGAACTGTTGATACCTTATCTGAAATTCTCGCTAACGGTAACACCACAGGTTCAAACGACATTGCTGTTGATACAACTCAAAAGGTTCAATTCCGTGATGCTGCGATCTACGTCAACTCAAGCGCAGACGGTCAGTTAGACATTGTTGCTGATGGTGAAGTTCAAATTGACACGGCGCTAGTAGACATCAACGGAAATTTAGATGTATCGGGAACGGCTAACATTGGTGGGCCTATTTCCTTCACAAAGAACGCTATTGCTGGTGTGGCGATAAATACAATAGCAAGATCTTCTAATACCGTTACTGTTACAAATTCTGCTGTGCACGGGCTTACTAACGGCGATCTGGTCAACATAAACGGTGTTACAGATACTTCTTTTAATGGTTACTTCACGGTATCGGTAAGTTCTACCACGGTATTCACGTACAGTCAGACTGGGTCGGACGGAAGCTCATCTGGAGGAACATCTACCGAAGTCGTATATAACATTAATGCGAGTGGTACGGGCCTTAATCAAATGAACGGCCCTCTAAATATTGCTGCCAATAGCGGTATTGATGGACTTGAAATCACACAATCTGGGTCAGGTGAAGCGTTAAGCATAACCGGCGGTAATGCTCTTTTTGGTGATAACGACAAAGCAATATTTGGTATAGGTAATGACCTACAGATTTATCATGATGCAAATCATAGCTACATTGAAGATGCTGGCACTGGCGCTCTTAAACTTAAAGGCGATGACATTCGCCTTGAAAATTCTAGTGGAAATAACATCATCAAGGCGGTTAACAACTCAGCAGAGCTATATGAAAATGGCAGCAAGAAGCTAGAAACCACATCCTCGGGGATCGACGTAACTGGCACAATCAATGGCGTAGGCATCTCTTCTAATATTACAAACTTCGCACAAAGTATTCTTATCAGCCAAGATGCAGGTACAGGCACATTATCTACTGCAAGTGATAATACAGGTTTGGGTTATGATGTTTTTAATGTATTAACAAGCGGCGATAGCAACACAATTGTGGGTGCTTATGCAGGAGATGCACTAACAACAGGTTCGCATAATACAGGTATTGGTAGAGCTAGTTTATCTGCCTTAACAACAGCAGATGGTAATACTGGTGCAGGTTCTCAGGCTCTTAGAGTTGTTTCAACAGGTGCTAACAACACAGGAGTCGGTTACAATGCTTTAGCAGCAAACACTACAGGTAGCGTAAACGTAGCAGTTGGCGAAAGTGCTTTAGCAGCAAATACAACAGGAGATAGAAAC